CGTCTGTAGACACGCCTTCAACAGCACCCCCTGAGGGATGCTCACCATCTTGAGGATCAAAAACAATCCGCATGATTACTCTCCATTATAGCAACTAAGCTAGCGAAAGCTGGTTTGATGCGGCTTTGTCGTAAGACTCAAGCCTGCGGATCTTCCATTCTTTCGACTCGGTTTGATTAAAGTTAATACCACGGACGCCCATCATCTGATTGATGGTGCCCTCATCCACTGTTGCATACTTGCTGGCGTTAACACCTTCAGCTGTACGCTCTACCATTGTTGGAATCACACCGTCGCTCTGGTTAGAGAAGGCGTCAGTGGCGTCCACATCAGTCGGTGCCCCAGCCGGTAAGGCTGGGAGTTCAGCTTTTCCCTCGGCACTCGTTCCCAGTTCGCCGGGCGTACGAGGTGCTTGAGGCTGCAGTACTGCCACTGCCGCTTGCGTTTCTTGCTTGCCTGTGACCTGAGCGTTCTGCCCGTGTGGCTGAACTAAGTCAGCGGTGGACTCAATGCCCAAGGCCTGTAGCGGGTTGTCAGGGACAGCTTGTGGCTGTTGCGCCTCTTGACCCGGCATCGGCTGGATACCCAGCTGCTGAGCAGGGGTCAACGGCTGTTGCGGGTTTACGGGCTGTGCAGCCACTTGCGGCTGTCCGAACATTTGGGCCGCAATCGGATCCATCGGCGGTGCCTGATGCTGAACTGGCGGAGCATACGCTTGCTGGGGCGGCTGGGGCTGCGGTTGTGGTACCGGATAGCCGTTGGCGTCATACACTGGCTGTTCTTGCTGAACAGGCTGGCCGGGCTGGGGGAATTGAACTGGAGGGTTGATGGGCTGCTGCGGGTACTGCGGCTGGCCGTACATCGGGGGCGGAGGTGCTGGTTGCTGGGGCAATGGCTCGCCAAAATAGGCGGCACGGTTCTGGTTCTGCCCAAAGTCCACCCCGCCTTGCGGGCCTGCAGCCTGCATCGGGGAGAGATTGAACATCATCTGGATCTGGTTTTCCAGTGCCGCGATTAGCTCTCGCACCGCCTCGTGCCTGTATTGGTTGTGGCGACCGGGATCCTCCTTCAAGGATTCAGGCAGCTTAAGGCCGAGCATGTACGCCATTTTTGCAATAGGCAGGACATCTGTCGATCCGATGTGGGTTGTAACAAGATTGCCGTTAATGTCTCGGAAATCCAAGACAGTCTTCGCTTTCGAGATGACTTCCCGCACTCTGTTCAGTTCATTATGGATATTAGGAATCATGGTTGTCTCCAGCTAAAGCCACTCTTTGCCTGTTTTCTTGCCGACCTCCCGCTCTTGCTTGCGGTTCTCGATGATCGGGCGACCAGTCTTAGGGTTAACTTTAATCGACGGGTCAATCTTGTCCAGACCACGAGGTGCTGAGACTGACTCATAGGGTTTAAATTCAGTATTCATTTGGATTGACTTCACAACCTCTAGCGAAAGGATGCGGCGATAAACTTTGCCGTTGACCGTTCGCTCAACCCCAAGGTCGGGAGCGTCGGCCATTGGGTACTCCAATTGGATTACCTCGCCATCATCAGATTGGAAGTCGTATCTCATGAAGTCAATATTGGTTTCAAGGACGCCGCTTGACGACGAATCTGATGGGACGCATTCTCTTTAAACGCCGCAGCCTTCTCGGAGAACAAGGTAAAAGCTTTGATCAAGTCCTTTGAATTGAACAGCTTGTCCTGCTTGTCGCTCTCGATAGTCATGATGGCGAAGGCGACATCCTGCTCTTGGCGGTGCTGGCCCATTTGCTGGGCCATGCTAATAATCCCGCGATATTCGCACCGGGTTAAGCCTGAGACGTGTTCCTTCACCACGTGACACATCACCCGCCGCTTCGACTGGTCGATGAATTGCTTGGTGTCAATGACTTCCTCAATGCTCGTTGGAACAGCGGGGATCTCCGACCCCTCGTCACCATCGATCACCTTAGGAATCAGCAATCGCTTTGAGTCCTGAATAGACTTTTTAGCAACAGCTGCTTTACGGCTACGCACATCGCACGCACCCTTCTTCTTGTTTTTGCTTGCCATGATTACCTGACTGCTTTAGATACGTTCCTGCCACTGGATCTACCTTGTGCAATATACCCATCAGCAGTGCTAGGTGCAACAGGACCACCTACACCTTGTCCGATTGCGCCGCCGACACTATCGCCAACCATCTGACCTTCATCGCCCATTTGCTCCATCACGCCCATGTTCTGCTGTTGGAACTGGGCGAGCACTTCGGGGAAGATCACAGATGAGAAGTCGCGTTTATTCAAGGAGTTGCCGTATTCATCGAACATGCCGACCCAGTTAATCCATGGGGTCTGGGCCATCACTGTTGACATCTGGGAAATCAAAGTGAACTGGTCTTGAGCTTGTTTCTGCAATAACGCTTGGTCCACACGCTTCATCGACGTGGGGTCGAGAATAAGTTGGAGGTCTTCATAAGACAATCCATTCTGCGATGCCATCGATTCTAGAGACTCGCCGGGGTCGTCTACCGGGAAGGTAACCTCTGGGTTCCACTCTAGTTGTTGGCGGATTAGCTCCACCCGATCGTTGAATGGGATTAACTTCATGTTGAATGGATCGTCAGCCCCTTCCATCTCCAGCTCAGTAGCGATACGCTCCGCCTGCGATGGATGAGGTAGGGTTGAGGGACGTGGTCGCACCTGTACCGCAGACCTCCCGCTCATTTTAAATCGGACGAATTCGGAGTTGAACATGAACCAGCCGACTGTGTTGATCGATCCGACCGTCGCAGAATGGAACATGCGCTCAATAAGAGAGAGGCGGGAATCGCGCTGGGCTGCTGCATCTGCGATTTCAGTGGCTGTCCCGACGCCGGAAACATTTCCTCGTGCAGCGTCAGTAAGACCAGTGACGCGATCGCGTCTTTCTCTGAGAGTCCCGATATATTCATACTGCTCCCGCTGTACGCCACCCAGCTTGATTTGCTGTATAGCCTCTGTCATGTTTTCAATCGGCACCACTTCGCCATGCCTTGCATGCTTCGCTGCCATGCCCGCATTAGGATTCGCGGGATCATACGCGACAAATTCCTTGAAGCCAGCAGCACCTTTGGCTGCAGCAACTGAGTGGGCGTTGAGCTCTCGAACCTGCTCGTAAGTAGCCGCGAGGGGCGATAATGGATAGACCGATCCCGGCACTGAATAGACCCCGAACATTTGGTACGGTCCCCAGCTTGGCCCGAAGTACGGTCGCGGCGGCTTGATCCACTGGGGCTTGCTTGCCTCTTGGCCGTTAACAGCGACCCCCATTGTAAAGATAGTGCCGTGGTATCCCTGCCTACCTCGGGCTTCGGGCAGAGTATGCTCGGGCACCCAGATCTCGTACCCGACAATCTCTTGTCGCGACGGGCCTTCATAGGTATTGGTCGAAGACCGTACCTTATCGAGGCCCACGTCCCACGCGATCTTGGCAATAGCGTCATGATTGAAACCCTTTCGCTTGAGCAAATCTTTGTGGTCGCGTTTCCATACGTGCCCCATGAACCGTGCTTGCTCGAACTCTTCGCAACGGTAGTCAATAATGAAACGGTGCGGGGGTATACGCTTAGCGACCGGCCATTGCGGCTTGATCTGCAACCCAGCATTCGTCATGAAACCTTTGTACCCCGGCATTGGCTGTAGCGTCGTACGGATCACACCAAAGCCGAAAGCACAGTCGTACCACACTTTGAGCAGCGTCTTCCAAAATTCATTCATCTCCGCCCACTGGTTGATGCCCGCCTCCATTCGGGCTAGAACTTCTTTCGGCACGCCGGAGTGTCGGCTACTGACATACACCGTTGGGTTGTCGTAGACAATCTTGTTCGTGACAAGGGCCAACCATTCCAATGCGTGGTTCTCTGGAGCTGGGTCAAGATCTTGAGAACGATCTTCCCGCCAGTATGGACCGTGGTAATCTTTAATCAAATCAGCGGTCACACGCAGATGAAGGTCTCGGTGAGACTCGGCCCCGTGTATTTCACTGTGCATCGTTAGAATATTTTCTGGGTCAAATCCAGCCATGAGTTATCGCTTTCGTGCAAAGGGATCTATTGTGCCGCCTGTGGGCAAATTAACACGGTCGTGACCAGCTAGACGCCCAAGCGTCCCCGGCCTAAAACGTGGTGCGGACTTGTCGAAGTAGGACACTTCGGTCACTCCTAAACAGCACACACCGTACGCGATTGCAATGTCACCGTGCCGTGTTTGTGCACCGGTTGACAGATCCCTGAGCCTGCCACAGACTATTCTACCTTGATCGTCAAATATCCATCCACCCATGTCCACCCAGCCCTCCTCGCTGTGCGTTTGAAACCATCCATTACGCATATACTTATTGAGCGTAGCGAACAGGATTTCCTTGGTGTCGCCTGTACTTTGCCATCCCCATTTACGGGTTCGTTTAGCTACCCGGCGATCCTCTAACCTCTGGTAGTATACGAACGGATAACCAGTGCGAACAAGCTCGTGCCCAAACGGAAGGCCGGGGCCGTTCCGCTCGAAAATCACAAACGCATGACCGTGTTGCCCACCAAACCATACCCCCATGATACTAACTAACCGAGCAGCCTCAATCGGATCGATTGATGGATCGACATACTCGGCAACAATTTTCCCAGTCGTGCGGGACATTACGGCAATTGCTGTATGAGATTCGTCCACACCGTGGCTAAGGTCGGCACCAATTACATAGTTATCGTCGGCAGGTGGATCCCCGTACTTATCCAGCTCACACCAGACTTTCATCTTGCCATCCACGTCTTTATGGAAGCGGCGATTCTTAACATCCAGCGTGCCAGTTGTACGAGGTGGCCGAAGCGACCCCTTGAGCTTGGCCAACGTGTTTGAATCCAATACTAAAAGCCCAGATGTGTCGTGATCGATCAGCCAGTTTTCACGAATATCACGTGGCGATGTGGCACGTGCCCGAGCAACACGGAAGGCTGGCGACTCCCAGTAATAACTACCTGCCTTGCCGGTGACGATGCCGTCGCTGTCGCACACGATGCGGCGATCTTTGCCCATGTCGGGATGATCCCAATACCCCAGCGTGCAGACTGTGATTTCACCGAGACCCTCGGGCGTCATCGCTTTCTCGCGAAGCTTGCTGAATTCAGTACCCGGCCCACTCGGCGTTGAGGCAAGCAGGTAACCCGCCGATACTGTATCGATCGACTTCATCAGAGCTCGACCGTCAGGGAAACGAGCTGCTTCGTCAACGAAAGTGATTGTTGTTCTTAATGACTGGCCTACATCTTTGTTAGATGTTTCACCAATAATGCGAGACTGGCGGGCTGTGTTTACAATTAGTGGCTCATTGCCGCGACGGCGTTCAATGTCCCGCTCCTCACTGACCATCCAATCCGGCAGCTTCTTGAATACATAATCAACCTTGCCAAAGAGAGAGTCTTCTGATGCGTTGTCCACCATGCCGGACTTACGGCTGATCACCAACGCCGAGTAGCGATCGATAAACAAAGTGCCCCATGCAATCATGTCCATGATGATGACGGTCGCCCCCTGCTCGCGGCTCTTATCCGCCAGCATCGTGCCGCCTTGGCGAAAGCACTTGTGTATCTCATCGACGAAGTGATCCTGAGCAGGCCACGTGATGATGGGCGCGTCAGCTTTTGGCGTCTTGCATATCACGCCATTAGCATCCTCATACTCAGAGTTAGCACCACGTACGCGACCGTCGCCACACGTGTACTTCGGGCGGTAGGTCCACGCAAATACATTGAGCCAGTAGAGCGGCGACTTGGCACACACTGCCATGATCGACTCTCGACGCTCAGTCGTGTTCGCCCATTCCAGTACGTTCTTTCGGTATTGGAGATTCTTCTCCAAGGTCTTTGGAACCTTGAATCCTGTCTCAGAACACTCCCACACATCATTGTCGTACGTCAGGGGATGTGACGGATAATGATGCTGGACCTCATTTTTTTCAACAACTACAACCATTACTGTTGACAGCCTGCCATCGGCAGTCTATAGTCTCCGTAGTCACGCTTTTA